CAAACTTGCGTATGGGGCAGCATTAGATGAAACAAAGGCAGCTATGGTGTGATTGACCCCAGATGTGTCCTCACCTTGGATGTAGATGTTGCCGTTTGCATGATTTTGGTTTCTTATGTAGTTGTTTGTACCATCGTGAAAGATACGAAAGTCTAAGCCATTTCCAAAGTATAAATCATCACCATCACCCATTATAACATAGCCAGCACGCCACTCCATAACCTCTGCACCACCAACAACCACTCGTGCTTGGTCTGCTGCATGAAACTGGAAATAAGTGTTAGTGTCACCTGTGCTTATAATTTGGTCATCTACATAAAGATCAGTCACACTAGGCGCATTAAACGTGGGGCTGTCAGTCGTTGCCAATCCCATTGCCGCTTTTGCTGCGTCTGGCGTGTAAGACCGACCATATGTATCAGAACCATTAGTACCAGTAAAACGAGCCATGCCAGAAGTCAGACCCGTTGTGCTAAACGTACCGTTGCCATTAAAATAATTAGAAAACAAGTAACCAGAAGCATTACGAACAGCTATAGTGTTGGCGCTTTGACTTTGTGACGTTTGATAGCCATCAACAGTATCAGCATCTAAGCCAGAGCCAGCACCATCGTTGTTCGATGTCCAATAAGTCCCAGAGTATCCACTTATATTTGTAGCGGTAGTAGCATTGCCACTCAATGACGCCGTAATAGTACCTGCACTAAAGTTCCCAGACGCATCCCGCGCCACAACTTTGGACGCAGTGTTTGAGGATGTCGCATCCACGTTAACCGTAACTGTACCAGACGTGCCGCCGCCCGTAACATAATTCCCTGCAGTAACACCTGTAATGTCCCCCACATTTGTGGTGTACCCAGCATCATTATTGAAGCCACTGATGTTGATGTTACCCTTGGTCAGCTTTCTTTGAACATTAGAAGTATTAACAACAGCAAAGAAATCTCCGTCTGCATCGGATGTTGATGTTGTCAGTTCGCTTAAATCCACTGCGACACTAACGGTAGCCGTTTCACTTCCACCACCCGATACATCAATCAGATTGCCAGCAATAATATCTTCAACGTAGTTACCCGTGGTGTCTGTCCCAAGAGCTACAGAGTTTGCAGCAATCGTCGTTGCAATACTTACATCATCAGAGCCATCTACACCTGTCGCTGAACCAGTGACATCGCCAGTAAGGCTTACTGTTCTAGAGGTTTCCCAAGCAGTGGCAGTAGTAGCATTACCCACAAGTTCAGCAGTAACTTGAGCGAACGTGACGCTGTCGGATGTTCCAACCGCCTGTCCAATCGCTACATCGTTGGCGTTAACTGTAACGCCTGTCCCCGCACCCACGGCAAACGTAGTACCTGTAAGAGTAAGACCATCACCTGCAGAGTAAACCTGAGTGGCAGAAATCTGAGAAAACACAATATCGGTTGTTCCAAAGGTAATCGTGCCTTCGGTTGTCATAACATATGTTTCACCAGCACCTTCATCACCTTCGCTTACAAAGAATGCATCCCCTTGACCAAGTGCATCTGGGTCTGATGGGCCGTAGCTGTCGGCATCTGTGGCACGAGTAAGCACCCAGTCCGTGCTTGCAGAACCTACGTTAGTGACGGTGTATATACCGTTATGTGCGGCGTTTGTTTGTTCGTAGATAAGAACGCGGTCATTTAAGACCATTGTCACGCCATCGATAACAAGTGCGGCCTGAGTACCTGCGTTGGTAAGTGTGGCACCTACACCGCTTGTACCGTTGTCATAGGTAGCGTTGAGATTGCCTTCCTTCTCAACACGAACAGGATCATGGTAATGAATCCCTGCCGCCGCAATCGTGTCCACGTACTCTTTTGTCGCAGCCATTAAAGCGGTTGTCGGGTCTTGATTTAGTATCAGATCGCCATTGGCATCGAAGTGCGCTGATTTCCCCGCAGGTTGAGTAATGAAAACATCCGCATCGCCTGCAGTTAAATTTACTGCAGAGCCTGAGTTAGAACTTGCAAGCACCGTTGTACGAGCAAGGGTGTTAGGGCTTCCCGTCGCAAAGGTTCCAATACCAACTTCCCACGCACCCGTGCTACCTTCAGTTAGGGCATAATAGGTCGTGTCTGCATTAGACAATGCAGTTCCAAAGGTTTGGAACCCCGCAGAGTTACCGTCTAAATCAAGCGCACCAGTGCCTGTTGTAGAGGTGGTTTGTTTTACACGATCCTTAACAACTAATGCCATCGCACCACTCTCCTAAATGTTTACTTACGCAATACGAATGATAGCAGTTGAAGCTCCAGCAGTTGGGAACGAAATCTGGAAATCACCGTTTGTCGCTGTTTTGTCCGCCGTAAAGTCTAGCACTGCAACTGCATTGTTTGTCGGAGCAGACCCATCAGAGCGATAGATCAACGCACCTCGCGCAGTAAAGGTAGACGCAGTAAAGATTTCGTTATCAAAACTTAGATACGCTGTTGTGCCGCCTGTAGTAGGGTTTGTTGAAATTGTTAGCGTACCACCACCCCCTGCGTAATCGTTAGACCCACCTGAAGTGGTCGAACTTACTTCGTTTGTCGCGTTATAATACTTTACGGTTTCATCCATATCAGTACCACTTGCGCCAAAGTCTGTGCCAGTTGCACTGCTTGTATACAGAGCAATCTTAAAAACGTGAGTCGTGTCCGAACTAAAATCAAAGTCTCCGTTAAGAAGACCCTGCTTAAAGGTCGTACACATGTAGCTGCTTCCATCAAAAGCCATAGTTAAAGTCTCCTTATGTATTCGACTGTTTGAAGTGTACCATACACAACCTTTTTTATAAATGCATCATTGCTTTGGCCTTATCACCTTGCCTGTGCGATACTCATCGGTTGTTTCTTTTGCTTCGCCAAGCATCTTAATTCCCATCAATGCTTCTTGAAACCGCTGATTGTACATTGCCATTACGTCCTGTTCACCCTTCATATAGATGTAGGCTTCAATCAGTGATCCATACAACAAAGCCAATTCAGCATTCGTACTCAACCAAGTGGTTCCACTATCGGCACCTGCGGTTAAACTTGCCGGTCTATAAAAATAGTGAAGTTCTGCGGCGTAGTTTTGATCTGGCGTAGGGGCCAACATGAAATTATCAACGTCGAACTGCGCGTAATACTTTGGTGCGCCAGTTGTCGTGCTGTCTGGCGTGTATGTTTGTAAAAAAGACGGGTCTTTAAACTCAATAAAAAATTTATCTCCGTCTGTACCAGCCAAACTTAACGAAAAAGGAGCCAAAAAGTCGGCAGGACAAGCAAAATACTTATCCGACGCTGCTGTACTGGCTGTCGCATTTTTACGGAACAAACTAAGCTGTACACTTTTAAGTATACGCTCTTCTGCCGTTCTTATAAAAATAGGCAAATTAGTAACAAACGAGCTTTCCGTGTTCTCGGTGTAATCCTGTATTGCCTGTTTTAATTCCGCATAAGTAAACGCCATTTATGCCTCCACCGTTACTGGTCCTGCTGATGCAAAATCACCGCCGCCTCTAATGCCTCCAACAGTAGCAGTACCAGAAACCGTAATTGTATAACTATTGTCATCGATTTTCGTTATAGAATAACCAGAAGAGTTCATTATATCTGCTGCCGTAATACCGTCGAACGAAGAAACATTTCTAAAACGAACAACATCTGAAGTGCTTCTACCGTGCGCATTTTCATAAACAGTAATTACAGATGAACCAGATGCCGCTGTAGTAAATGGATTTTCCCAAAGCAAAACTTCTACCGATGGCTCTACTCGATCTGGGCGAGGATTCCTTAATGCTTGAGGATCAGGGCCAACTTTTGGGGGAAAAAGCTGTGGATGTTTGGGTTCATATTCGTCAATTCCAACTAATGCCCCCGTCCACTCTAGCCGCATGTCCCGCAAACGGTATCTACGACCAGACCTGTCCGAAATTCCCCAGGCTTTTTTACCACTTGCGTATGTCATTACACCCTCAAATACTGAATACTAGGCTGTAGTTTAAGAGGAGTGCGTCCTTCATCTTCGTCTGCTGCACGTTGGAACTCTTCCTCGTATACAACTTTTAAAAGCTGAGATCGTTCTGGTGCGCGTTTCATAGACATGTAATAAGCTAACCCCGCCACCATACAAGGGTAAAAACGAAAAGGCATATCAGTAGTATTAACCAAAGCATCCGCGTCCTCAATTCTACGAACGTAGTAGTAAATGATTTGGTCCGTAGAGTTTTCTGGAACAGACCATAGGTTAATTACCGGATCTATTTGTCGATCAAAGTAAAACTGACTTGGTCTACCCTGCGTGGTTTTGTTTGGCAAAGTTAAATACTCTCCACGACTAATCCGTTCTATTTCATAGTCTGTATTGTCTCTACGAAGAACCATTTCCAAAACATCGACAACATCAGAAGTAAGCGTTTCTTGTGCTTGACCTTGTGTCAGGGTAATCGTGCCTTGATTCACCGTCCAAAGGTTTAGACCACGGTTAGCCCATTCAGCAAACATCAGGTTCAAAGACCGACGCGCTGTCCTGGCATCGTAGCCTGTGCGGACCTCTAGCCCACACCGCTCATACGCTTCCTCGATAATCTCACCGACATCGAGGTTGAAGTCTCTTGAACCTGAAGTTGTCATTATGACTCGCCTTTGTAAGAACCACCACGACCAGCCATTACGCAGCCGCCATAGTTATAGCCTTTCTTAGCTTGACCACCGTACTTGTAGCCAGCCTTGATGCCGCCACCTGTACTAAAACCAGTAGCTCGTTTAAGATTTCTCAGTTCTTTTGGAGACATTTTCTTTATTTTTGCAAGTGCGCCTTGCATACTAATGTTATCCCCTGGATTTTCTGAGATATACTTTGCCATAGCTTTCATTTCATCTGTTGCTCCAGACTTTGGTCCAGCGTTACGTGGATCAAATATGTCAAACTTATCTTTGACAGGAGCTTTTGTTTTACTTCTACGTTCCATTGATAGTCTCCTTTGTTTCACCATACTACGTTTTCAAACAGATGTCATTAAAACACCCGAACTGCTGTTGACGGAACGCGTCCGCCGTTTTTTGCATTCCAGCTAATTCTTTTTGACGACTTCTTTTTCTTCGCCGCCGATGTACATTGTGCCATAGTAGGGCGACAGGCCGGATAACTCTTACGCTTCTCACCCTCCTGACGACCACAAGGCTTGCCAGTCTTACAATCAACCCAACCCTTCCCGTCGTTCTGGGAGAACCATTCACGTAATGAGTTCGTTTTCTTCGCCATCAGTACAGATTCGTCTCTTTACTACGACCCTCTTCA